TTAAACCGGAAAATTTTCATAAATAGCGAAAACCCGCGCGCCTTCCGCCCCGTAACGTTCTGGATTGCCGGAAAGGACCCGCCAGCCATTCGGGTTTACTTCACAATGGGATTTAATATCTGAACGACCAAAGTTGTGCGACCACGGTCGCACGCTCCTGAATGCATGCCCTGTTTCTTCCACCATCGCACAGGGCTGGCGAGCATGAGAGACAAACCCGCGAACCATAACCGCGCTGATGACAGGACTGGCCAGGCTTGTATTGCTTCCAGCCTTCGCTTTTGTGGCTTTTGCAATAGCCTGACGGATCTGTGGTGGTATTGCGGTAGCCGCGAACACGGCAGGTTTTTGGGGTTCGTGGGGGCATATGTACTCCAATGAAGAAGCCACCAACATAGCCTCCTCCATTCATCGTGAAACTATTTTCATCTACCCAGTAATGAATTCTTTGAAGAGTTGTGATCAATACAACTCGCTAATGGAGAGGCTTGTCTCACACGTGAGACAAGCTTCCTGTTTGATTTACTGGACACTATAGAAGGACAGAATGCCTTCCTCACTCGAATAACATCAATTAAGGAGGTTCAACATGTTTCATTCCACAAGTCATCAGGCTGTAATTATGGCAGCATCAGTTTGTGCCACAGACCTTTTCCGCTTCACTTTGAGCTTGATTCATTTCTACCTGACCGGCTCGCCTCTATCTTTCTAATCCCCGATTTATCCAAATTTCACTGCCATAATGCCGACATTCTCTGCCATTGTTGGCTCCATTTATCCGTTAAAAGGGATATTAGTTAAGTTATCCCGTGTAGGGCATAAGCCATTGTCGAGACCATTCATTGAATGGCCTCTGCAATAACCGATGCCTTTCCATCAGTCCGCCACCACAAAGAATCTTTTTTGCCATAAGGCAGGAGGTTCATCTTTCAGTGGCTGCCAGTGTTATTTCCCCACTTACTGGCTTGGGTTGCTTCGCGGTGCTGCCGTTAATTAGTGAGTCCAGGGATTACGGTTTGCCCGTGCTGTTCAAGGCGTTCAATTCTCGCCAGTAGCTGAGGCTTCTTAATTTTTCCCCAGCGATTAAGCAGGCGACCTGACATGCTGGCAACATCCTTCTCTTTCATGTACTCCAGCATTACGGCATTTCTCTCTTCTTCAAATTGACGATGACCAACCTGAAGCATGGCGTACATCCAGTTAAATGCGTTGATGTAAGCAATTTTGATACGCATTGCTTCTTTTTTGGTGTAGGACATAACCAAAAGCATCAACCCATCCTTGCGGAGACGGTAGAATTTTTGCGGCTTACCATTCTGTAACTTATTGTTTTTATAGCAAAGCTCAAAGTTGAGCTTTGTATCAAACTCAGGAGGGTAAGCTTCTATGGTTCGTTCAATGTCACGAACTACGTTCTTCGGCAGCTTTCCAAATGCTTTTGCCACCATAAAAGAATCTGTAACCGGATCGTTGTTTGCCACAAAAATCAGATCTCGGAAATCGATGCCGTTAACGATAGTTGGATAATTCATCAGTGCTCACCTTTTAGTGATGAACCTTGTCACACAGGATTCCGGCCCACAGAAAGGCACCGATCACCAAACCGGCATCCTCAAGGGTCATCCTGAAAGGTTCTGTGTTCATAAGTCGCGCGTGTGAAGCGCGTTTACTGCGGACATAAAAAAGCCCCGCATCGCGAGGCTCATTAAATTGACTTTGTAATTTGCAAAAAAATTATTTCAGGCATTGCGTCCTGATGTACTCCTGCAGGTAGTTAACCTGCGCGGTTATCCTGTCGATTCCACTTCTGAGACGGTAATAATTGAGTTCAGCATCTGCTGTAAGTCTTGGGCTTTCTCCATCGCCCATGCTGCTGGCTCCGGTCGTTGACTTTGCACAGGTGGCGGAGACTTGCAGGCGCTTACGACCAGCAGAAACATCAGCACGGAGACTTTCGATAGTCGCGTTAGCATCAGCAAGCTCCTTTGTGTATCTGGCGTCGAGTTCTGCTACATCACGTTGACGCTTCTGCATGTCAGCGATGATGTACGTGGCTTTATCGCGCTGTTCTTTATAGGTAATGGCGTTACCACGGTAATGATTAACAGCCCATGACAGACAGACGATGATGCAGATAACCAGAGCGGAGATAATCGCGGTGACTCTGCTCATACCTCAATCTCTCTGACCGTTCCGCCTGCTTCTTTGAATTTTGCAATCAGGCTGTCAGCCTTATGCTCGAACTGGCCATAACCAGCACCCGGCAGTGAAGCCCAGATATTGCTGCAACGGTCGATAGCCTGACGAATATCGCCGCGGTCAATCATCGGCAAAGCGCCACGCTCTTTAATCTGCTGCAATGCCACAGCGTCCTGACTTTTGGGAGAGAAGTCTTTCAGGCCAAGCTGCTTACGGTAAGCATCCCACCAACGGGAAAGAAGCTGGTAACGTCCGGCTGCTGTTGATTTGAGTTTGGGGTTTAGCGTGACAAGTTTGCGAGGGTGATCGGAGTAATCAGTGAACAGTTCGCCACCAACAATAACGTCATAACCGTGGTTACGTGTCGGTTGTCGCCCGTTATCCGTTCCTTCTGACCATGCCACCATATCAAGGAAAGCTTTACGCTGGGAATTTAGAGCCTGCATAAATTACTCCTTCGAGCTACCAAATTTATTACCGATTACTCGCATTGCAGCCCCACGAATAGCATCGACACCGATCAGCCCAACGCCACCACCAATGGCAACAGAAAGCGATTTAGGCCATCCGACATACTCAAGCGCGGATGCAAAAGTCAGCGTCAGAGCACCACAGAGCAAAATCTCGAGCGTTTTTCGCTTCCAGCCACCACCACCACCAAAATAAGCAATACGCAAACCAGCCATAACGATCGACATAATCACTGCGCCAAGAGGCGTATCTCCACGCCACCAGCTCTGGAAAATCTCCAGCCAATCCGGCCATGTGTTTGGATTATGGGGCATGAATATCGTCTCTCACCTCGTAAGTTATGCAGGCGACATATAAAAAGTTAAATAAAATAGTTGAATCAGATTGAGACATGGAAAAGGCTCGCCTGTGCGAGCCTTTTATTTAGGTAGAGTGTTATAATAAAATCAAATTTACATTATCTTCTTCCAAAAAGAAGATAATCATCATATCCTTCAGAGCTCCTGATAAGCAGGTTGCAATTTTTCACACCACTGCCTTAAAGTAGAAGCCCTTCTCTTTATTGTTTTGGAGCTGAGAGATATACATCTATCTTGCAAAAATCGTTCAGCTGTAAGTGGATCGAGCTCAGAAAGATTTTTAGCTTGACTCCAGGTAATCCACGCCCACCCGCAATGACTTGTTTCAAAACCGCGTGCAGCGATTCTTAGTCTCTTATCATAGTCAGATTCAACCAATTGCTGACCAAGAGCTGAAACAGAACCATTACTATTTAGTAACCCAAGTATTTTGGCCGCATGAATATAATACAATATATGTCGATTATCCAGACCAGTACTAATCAGGTTCAGATGCTTCTCTTGCCATTTTAATTCAACTATCTTAAACACTTGTTCAATTAGGTTAGCCTGCGGTACCTGATAACTACTAACAACTTGAGTAGCCATTTTAATCAATGTGCCAGAATAGAACTCAGCATCAGTTTTTCTGACTCTAAGAATAATATCATCAGTCACATTACTTTTTAGTTCAAAACATGAACTTGTCTCTATCACACTTTCAAATAAAGCAGATAACATCTGAGCATCGATATTATTCTGCTTAACAAAACCAATAATATCTTTTCTTGATAGAATCAGATCATTTAGTTTTTTCAGCAATGGTTCAATTTGCTGCATTTTATCTGCCTTGAATGAAAGAACAAATGAACCAGGACGTCCAGATACTGGACTCATTACATCTTTTTCATCAAATGCAGCTAATATTGATGAATAGAAATCATTAAAACACTCAAAAAGCTTCGAGACGCCTTTTAAAACCAAGGGTTCCACAGAAGTTGCTGTTTTCTCCACATGAATCTCATGCGTAGAGAATTCTACCTCCTTTCCAATTTTACCATTAGGTAATACAGGAAGAACACTACTAATATATAAGTTAGGTTCTGGAATTTTTATCTTCTCATTTAACTCAGAAACATTTATTTTTATTTCATCAACATGATTATCTTCATAGTAAATATTAAACTGATAGCAAAGCTTTTGTTCTTGATAAACTAAAACACTTCTAATATCAATTCTTTTACGCTCGAAGTGCTCCAACCTATCTTTTGAAATCGGTATGATAATCCATTTATCATAATCTTCTTCGTCGCCAATCCAATAGACAACAAACATGCTATTTATTTCATTAGACACAGAGAAAAGTTTTGGCTCTTCGAAGAACTCATAAATTTTTTGCATATATAATGTGCCGAACACACTATCTTCCAAAAAAATATTGCTCATCTAACCACCTCTCTTATACAGGTGAATTTTTCATGAACTCGAGCATCTTTACAAAGCCAAATGGTAAAATGAGTCGAATCAGGAGCTCCTGTTTTTAGCATTCTTCCATCCTGTGGATTCAACTCGCCTTTAGCAATAAACCTTTCACCTATTCCTTCAGGAAATTTATTAAATACATTTACCAGTGATGTTTCGTCCATGAACATAGAAACACCATAGCAGCATTTCAATTGTAACCCTTGGAACTTTTTCATTCTTTTTGGGTTTTCTTCTTTCATGTTTAAAAAACAAGCTTTCCCAGGTGGATTATTTCTGGCTAAGCGATAAAAAACCCCTTCAGCATCCAAGGACTCTTTTGGAGGAACATCTGCAGGAAAATAATCGGGAAAAATCTGTTGGGCAGAGTCTTCAAGAACCTGCTGTGCATTTTTAGTCATACAATACGCTACCCAAGTAATTAACAAAAATCTGCCAATTTATTGGATATACACGTCCCAAATCCCTTGGCATCGTATTGAATATAACAACAAGCACATTAATCACATATGCAATAAAGGCATAAAAAACACAACATATATAGCAAAAAGAAATCAAAAACAATATACGGGATGATGCGGATTTTTTTTATCTATATATAGTGGCTGGGCATAAGAATTGTTATAAAGTTGGCGTCCCTTGCTCCCATGTAATCATATGAAACACAGGATATAATTCCTGAAGGTAATCACATACTTCCCTAGATACATAGATGAGAGACTAAAATAAAACCTACCGCCAAGAACTATGCCTTTTTCAACCAATCGTACTCTCTGCCCTGTCTAAAAGGCGGCCATTCAAAGCAAGTACTTTTTTATGTTTATCAAGAAGCTACTAAGACTATTCAGAACTGATATTTGGATAACAAAATACCAACTTGATGGCGGGTTCTTGAAGATTCTCAACGGCAGACATACAAAGCCCATCGTTGAGAAAATCTTATCCATATTTTTTGAAAAATGCAAGCTTCATGTCGCTATCTTCGGCGAAAATCACTTATCTCGTCACCTTTCTCAATTGTGTTTCAGCATATGCTTCTTCCTGCCAGCACTTTGTTACTAGTTTATCAATTACGTCTGCATATCCTTTGTACCACTGATAATCAGTCAGGTCTGGAACCAGCTTCTGGACATGACGTCGTGCCAGTGTAGTCGGTAAACGGCTAAACCGGTTTCCATTGCAACGCCCACAAGTCTTATAAACAGGCGTGCCATGAAGCCGGGTTCTTTTTTCATCCAGGACAATACCTTTCCCCTTACACCCTCTGCACGCCGTGCTGACTTCTCCCTTGCCATGACAATGCTGACACAGTTCCTTCACCCACTCTTCTTTGATAACGGATTCCCCGCTTCTGGAATATTTCACCACTTCGCGCAATACATTATGAAATCCAGTACCAGCACAATGCTCACAGCGAGCCTTACTTGCCGCAGACCTGGAATAATCAGCAAAGGCAAAATTCACAAGGTAAGGGATGATCTGTAACCGGGTTTCTTCACTCAATTTGTTCAATGTCTGGTTATCCAGTGCCATCGCGTAATTGAGCAGGCCTTCAATCGCAAACTGAGGATCCTGAACTCCAACTTTTGCCAGGAATAAGGCAAACCCAAGCGGTGCTTTCGACTGCACCATCCCCTGCGCAGCCATTACATCCGTAATTGTTAAACCACCCGAGCCTGTCGCCGGTGCGTCATCGCTCAATTTTGGAGATTTTGGGGAGTAATATTTCGGTAAGGCTTCAAGGTTCATGCTCGTTCTCCACTTACGCCAGTACGCCTATTGCCAGCGCACGATCGATAAAACGAAATATCAGCTCCAGCTGGGAGCCATACTTCTCTTCAAATGCCACGGTATCCGCATGCAGCTCGTCGTGATGCTTTCTGCACAAAGGCAACACAAAGAGATCATGCGCTTTTGTCCCCATTCCACCCTGACCATGGCCTATCAGGTGGTGGGGATCATCAGCAGGCTTTCCACAACATGCACACGGCTGTGTCTTAACCCAGCGCGTGGTACTTTTCATTAACCCAGCGGCGACGTTTTGGGCGTAACATAAAAGACTCCGGCGACTCCGGCTCCACTTTCAGCGCCAGCACCTTTTTCGCCTTATCCTGGATGATGCTGGTGGCAGGAACCGAAGGCACAAGGTCACTTTCCCGGGTGACAGACGGCACAACAGGCTTCGGTAATCTCAGTGCCTTACGGGCTGCACTTTCCGGTAAGGCATCCGCCAGATCATTACGAATCAGCCACCAGCACAGTTCCGGCATTGTCACAACGTGACTGTCATCAAAACCGAGATCCCGACGCACGACAGATAACACCCACCGGGCACAGTTATCCGTTGCCATTGATTCCAGCCGTTCCGTGAACTGATCGCGCAGCTGGTTATCGCAGTGCCAGCACAGACGGATTGCGCCCGGCGCGTGTCGCATTGTGGTCATGTTCTCGCTGTGCCAGTCGGAATGAGGCCACTGGCAGCCTTTTTCACGAAGTAACCAGCTTTCAAGACATTCCACCCCACCAGCACGACGGATCACTGTCTCATTGCGGAACACGGCCCGAACGGCAGGATCATCCGCCAGCGGTTGTGATGCCGCCGGAACGGCACCACTGGCAAAAGATGAATAACGTTCCGGCTCAGGCTCCAGCAGGACACGCCCCTGCATAAACAGGGGCATCAGCTCTGAACCTGGTCTGAACAATACGATCCCCATACGTGGGGCAATTTCAGGGGTCAGTAGTGCTCTCACGGTCACCTCAATGAACGGTATCGAGCAGCTTTAACAGCTCAGGGAATCGGGATTCGAAGAAATGCGGCTGCGTCTCGCGCGGATTTGCGGGACTGGTGATGTTCTTGCCGAACATGCAGCCTTTCGCTGTCAGCGACCAGAATTTTTTGATGTTGTTAATCGCGGTACGGCTGTATCGTTCGCGCTGCTCGACGATCCCCAGCTTCACCATCTGGTGATATGCCTGATTAGCCGTCAGGCGGATACCATACTGTTTCAGCAGTGCACTCAGTGACAGTGTCGGGCGACTTGAGCCATCGTGTGCATCAGCAGGGGCATCAATGGCATAGCGCGGTGCCAGATTCGGTAAGCCAACAGCCTCCTGGAGTTTCTGACAGGCACCAAGCACTGAAGAGTTAGACAGGTTTAATTCCCGGCGCATAAAGTCCAGCAGAATCACGCCAGCCTGCATCTTGTCAGCAGCCTGCCCGGATAATTTTTCCAGTGCGCTGGTTACCATATCGAAAGTACGGATCACCTTTAGATGGAATGACGGGCTGATCCACATTGCATAGGCATACACCAGTTCTTTGCAGACATACGTTCCCCGTTCATTTCCCCCATGAATCACACTCACCGGGTCAACACCCAAATTCTGGGTGTTGGTCAATTCATGAACAAGCTCAACAGTTTGTTGGCTGGAAAGAAACTTTCCTGGCTCCTTGGTTCTGGCATTTGCACCAGATGCTACTGCTGCGCGATGCAGATCGTTCAGGCTGTAACGCCCATAAGCATCACGACGAACTTCAATACCATCAATGACCATCAGATTATTCATACTTCGTTTCTCCTCTTAATCAGGCGGCTGCACCCGCCGGTTTCTCATACTTACTGATAGTGATCTCGACCTTCCCTTCCGGGATAACCGGTCCCCACTCCACCAGCATTCTTTTCACCTGACTGTCGTCTTCCCACACACCCGCGTGGGTCAGGGCGTCAAACAGTGCCTTGTTATAGTTGTCCAGATCGCGGATCCGGTTATCCGGAGGAAACAACACGATCTCCACTGAAGCAGGTGCCGACGTTGGTTTCGGCAGACGACGTAACTGCTCAACTATTGCTGCGCACGCCGCGCTCTGGAATTTGCGCCCCGCCGCGCTTATCAGGCTTTTACCAGCAAACGCCCCTTTGTTAGGGTGTCGCCAGTACGTATTCACGCTGGGCGGGAAAGGAAGGATCAACTTCATACTTTCAGGCCCCTCTCATGTAACCAGTAGGCTGCACGCAGCCTGGCGTTTTCCTCACCGGCAAGCAGTGAGCGGATAATCCCGACCGCCTCGCTGTCGTCGTCCTTCACCGCGGTATGAAGCGTTATCCCCCGGGCCACGCCACGCTTTATCGTGATGACGCCTTTTTTCTCCAGTGCGCGAAGATGCTCCACCGCTGCATTCACCGAACGGTATCCCAGCATGGTTGCCACCTCCTGATTGGTTGGCGGAAAGCCACGCTCTTTCTGATAAGAAATCAGCATATCCAGCACCTGCTGCTGGCATTGAGTTAACGTCGTCATGCCGCCATCTCCCTGACCAGTTTTTCCGCCTGCTGGCGAACCTGCGCCAGAAAGGCCTCACCACATGCCTCAAGTTCATCGCGCCCGATGTAGCTGATTGCCGGTCCCTTCCAGGTCTTGTCGAAAACAGCAATAGCACCAGCGAAGAAAGCGCCTGTCGGCACCTGCTTCTCGTCCTTCGGGATAAACCAGGCAGGCAGTTCAAAACCAATACGCCCGCGAATAAAAGCAATATGGTCCGCATCTTCCGGCCACCACACTTCGCTGGTGGCAGCTTTGATCAGGAAAACATAGCGCCCGCCCTTATCACGCATGGCACTGGCATGTTTCATGATGTAACGCATGCCGGTGATGTATTGCCCCTCATGCTGACTGGCGCGGCTGTATGGGGGATTACCAAAGGCAGCACCTTTAAGCTCCGCAAGACGTTCTGACCAGTCATGCGCCAGCGCGTTGTCTTCCGCCGTGTAATACGCGGCACATTTGGCGTTATCACCGTCAGTGAACAGATCCAGAACAAACGGACCAAACAAGGTGTTAATTCCCCAGAAAATGTTGTCCGGCGTGCGCCACTGATCGCCCACTTCCTTCAGTTCATGGGCTGGTTTGTTCCGCAGTTCTACCAGCGCCTGGCAATATTTATTACTCATTAAGCCCCCACGTAAAAAGCATCCGCAATGTCTCCGGAAGTACAGCCCGGATGGGCTTCAATGAATTTCTGAACTTCATTCAAAAGACTCATGATCACCCCCTGAATCCTGCCGGGATCTGGCTGTAGTCCACGTTGTCGTAACTGGCTTTGAAGTACGGGTCCTCGCGTCTGGCTGCAGATACCGCAGGAACTTCCCAGGATTCTTCGAAATGACGATCCGGACCAAAGAACGTGACAGCCTGTTTCACAAATTGTGTACCGCTATTGCCCATCGCAGATACCCAGCCCGCGTAGCGTTTCACACCTTCCAGCATGGTTTCGGGGTTTACCCCCTCGTTCAAACGGGCTTTCCAGGCTTTGAAGGCTGCTGATTTTGAATTGCCACCAGCACGTTTGGGATATGCCAGCCATGCCTGCTCAAACTCCGGAGAGTATTCCGGTCGGTTTGAACGAACTCGCACAGACTCATCAGCAGATGCACCAACAGCTATTGGTTCATTGACTGATTCTTTGACTGGTTCAAAAGAGTGACTGGTTCTGGGTGAATCTCCTGCACTACCCCCTGGTGCAACTCCTGCACTACCTGGTGAATTTGCTGCACCAGATAGTGAATTATTTGCACTACCCCCTAGTGAATCTCCTGCACCATCCAGATGAAGGAGATAGATATTACTTGAGTTACCTTTTTCACCTTTCCGGGTGACTTTTTTTACCAGCCCGGACTCACAAAGGGCCGCAATATGATTCATCACAGAACGTTTGCTAATCTCGCACTGGTCAGCAATATGCTGGTAGCTGGGCCAGCACTCACCCTGATCGCTGGCATTATCAGCCAGCTTGATCAGAACCAGTTTTCGCAATGGATTACCCACTCGAATTTTCATCGCTTTAACCATCAGCTCCATACTCATGCTGCACCTCCGAGATGCTTCATGTTTTTTCCGGAGCGAAAGGCTATAAGCGGCATACTGACGCGGTAATTACGGCCCAGCGGTTCACAAATCACCTTCTGACATTCACGGTCAACCAGGCTAACACGTAGAACATGCCCTGCAGGTGTGGTGTACCACTGACCCGGACGAGGACAACGGAAAGTCTGATTGGTAAACCGTTTGAAAATATTCCGGATCATTTGCGCCCCCTTACCTCTGAAGGGTTCAGCGACAAATTTATGAGGCAGGCCAGCGCCGAAGCATCATTAATATAGTCATACAAGCTAACAGCCAGCGGAGATTCGTCTTTTGCCAACATAGGATAAAGCTGCTGCAGCCAGACCTGATGAATTGATGAAATGTAGGAATAGAGAACGCTGGCGTTATGTGCAACGTCGCTCGGTACAGGGGGTTTTGAAAGCTGTTTCTCCATCTGGTTAAAGGCATTGATATATGCCTCTTTGAACTGGGCAGCACGTTTACCCGTGAAACCCATAGCAAGAAACGCAAAGCCGTCGCGGGTTATTTGATAGCAAGGTAGTTTGCGGCCTGATGCGTCGATGTACTCACTGAGCTGAAAATTCAGCTCAGTAAATTCGGCAGAGCATTCAAGAGACGCAATTTTTTGAATGACATTTTTGTGTTGTTTGCCGAAATAACTAGCAACAGCCAGAGAAGAAGTAACAACTTTGTCTGCAATAATGCAAAGTTCAGGTTGTACTAAGGCAGGGATCGTAGCCATGATGGCAGCCTCCGTATGCAATGGATAACTTCCACCACCGGAAACGCCAATTTCGCTGGTGGTGAACTGAGCAGGGTTGGCGTAACCGGCGCATACGGAAACCGGCGCACCTTTCGGTGCCCCCACCCAGCCCACCATAATTTGGGTATAGCTGAGTTGTAGCAACAAAAAAGACGCTAACGCGCCAATTGTCGCCGTATGCAATTCCAGGACGCCAATCCCGGCACCCGCTTTATAAGGTGCCTGAACAGTGTAACGTCCCGGAATGGCAGAATCAATGTGCTGGTGGTCCTTCACACTCAACAAAATCACGCCTGAATTTCCACAAAGGACTAAAGCACTCATGCGGGTAGTCTTTGCGAAGATAGATAACGCGCTGTGTTTCTGGTTCCCAACGAATAACATGAACATAAAGCCCTCTTCCGTCACGAAACCAGCGGTTAAGTTCCTGCACAACTCGCCCCCCACAGTCAGGTAAAGTTCTCTGTGGTTACTTACAGCCAGGTGATTTGGTAATCTGCATTCATGCCGTAACAACAGGTGTTCAGAGACGCTGACCACCAGCTGTTGCGACAAACGGTTATTTGCCGTTAAACTGTTCATGCGTTAGTTTCTCCACAGACACAAAACGCCACGACGCCCGGAGCTGCACACTCGCGGGCGTCACTCTTTTCTGGAGCGCAAAAGATTTTGTAGACCAGTGCTGCATGCTCCTGGAGCTTCGAAATTGACAGATACAACTCATCATTAATTGCTGTCTGCTCGTGTGGTTCCACCACCCCGTCTTCAATTGCTGAACGAATCTGTTTTGAATAACTGCCGATCTGTTCAATGACCTCCAGCAGGCGTTGGTTTATATCGGCGTTCTCTACTTCCTCAATTTCAGGAAGCGATACAAACACCCCACCAGCAGACTGTGCGACTGCATCCGCAATGTGGTGAGTGCCAGCAGCACGCTGTAAAACCATTGCCCATCCCAGCGGGAAAATCTGATCGCCATCGGCACGAAGGCGGTTAAATAATGCGTTCTCTGTTACATCCAGCCAGTCAGCAGCTTCAGCGTAACCCCCCGGCAATGCCGCGATAGTTTTTCTGACAGCTTTCACGTACCACTCAGGCTGTTTTTCTACTTTCCAGTGATGCTTACCCACGGTTAGCCTCATCGTTCTGTGGTTTCTGTTAATCGATTTATCCATTAGATTTTTCATAAAGCTCAGGTTTAAATGGCAACCGTCCGCAAGTTCTATATGCAGCTTCTGCTGCACGTCCTTTTGGAATTAACTGGCCCGGACGGTTTCGCCACTGATAAACGGCTTCAGTTGTTATGCCGAAAAAAGCAGCAACTTTCTCAATACTGCCGAAGTAGCTTTCGATATCGTCAGTTGTCATACGCCCTCCAAACTAAGTTTTATTAGATGCTAATTACAAATCTATCTTTGGTCAATAAAAACTAAGATTACTTAGCAATTCAAGAAATGGTGCTCCTATGGAAACGGTTGGTCAGCGTATAAAAGCTCTGAGAAGAGTTACCAGAACGTCCCAGAAAGAATTGGGTAAATTTTGTGGAGTAAGCGACGTTGCTGTGGGGTACTGGGAGAAAGACATCAATACCCCTGGTGGGGAGGCACTTTCGAAATTAGCGAAGTTCTTCAATACGTCAATAGATTACATTCTTTATGGTGCTGAGTTTGAAGGCAAACTCGTCACAAACATGCGCAGAGTTCCTGTAATATCGTGGGTTCAGGCTGGGCAGTTTACTGAGTGCAGGGCAGCAGAAGTGTTTAGTGAAGTGGACAAGTGGGTAGATACATCATTAAAGATTGGTGATAACTCATTTGCATTAGAGGTTAAAGGTGACTCCATGACTAACCCTAATGGCCTCCCAACAATACCAGAAGGCGCAACAGTGATTGTAGATCCAGATGCAGAACCTCGTCATGGAAAAATAGTCATCGCTCGACTTGATGGAACAAACGAAGCTACAGTAAAAAAATTAGTCATCGATGGCCCTCAAAAGTTTTTAGTGCCATTAAATCCTCGGTATCCCAACATCCCTATCAATGGTAATTGCCTTATCATTGGTGTAGTCAAAGGAGTTCAATACGAACTCTAAGACCTCTCTTCTCTAACTAAGGCACCGAACTAAGAAAAGTTTGGTGTTTTCTCTTGCCATAATAACTAAGTTAAGTTAGATTTTATATCAAAGATAACGAACAGGCAGGACGCCCACGAAGTAGCCGCCGGTGGCGTATGAATGACCGGATGATTCGTTAGCAACAAAAAAAGCGCCCTATAGGACGCTTCGCTCTTTAACAATCCTGGTATCCCCGTAACAAAAGAGGGTTCTATGGTCATATTCTGTGCTTACGTTCATCCTAATGGATTTTTTATCAGCACCAACCAACAAGACGAATTCTGGATTCTACTTAGTAAGCAGGTCGGATGGGGACGATTCTGTCTAATCCGACCAGAATCAGAATTTACAGAGAATGGAGGGCTTTTTGAATTACGTGAAATACGTCCGGCAGATGGTCAAGCCCCTGACCAAGTAATCGAATCGTCAGCTGTTTTATGGCGTCGGCAGGAAGCGTTCGAAGCTGAGAGAGTAATTTCTTCTTATCTTCAGTCGTGGCAGAAGTAGAACTATTGATGATACGTTCAAGTTCACAGAGAGTCTCATCATGCAATCTTATTGTCATAATCCCAAGAATAGCTTTAAGACCTCCATCATCACGAATGAAATCAATTCCATCTTTAGTAATTCTTAATTCAGGAATATTTATATTTATGCCATCCAAGTAATAATCAAGAGCATTCTTAATCAAGCCATGTTCTTCGAGATAAATTAAGTTCGAAATTAGGACATTATCATCTCCAAATGCGTCACGAACAGACTGCAACGCATCATCAGAAATTTCATAAGGATGAGCATCATACAGTATTTGTAACAACTGCCTTTGTGCACTTCTATCAAATTTGTCCATCTTAAATAATCACCATGTTATTGGGGTTATCAAGATTAACCGAATCCTTGTTGTTGGGGAATAACCAGGTCCACCTCGCCTGATGTGGCTAAAAGCAGGCACATAACAGCTAAGTATTTTCAACCAGAGAGAATCCTTAGCGTTGTGGTGAATGCGGCTCAGCGCACGCGGGTTAAGGTTGAGGCTGACAGTCGACCTTCTGTGGATACCCACCCGTCTGGTGTGCAACCTTCGCCAGGCACCGGGAGGCACCCGGCACCACAACTTTATGCTGTGTGTAGTCCTGGCGGTACCAGTTTGTACCCTTGCTTCCGGCTGGTACCGTCCTTTTTACAAAACAGAGAAGAGCATCACCGGACGACGGGCTCATAACCCAATCCATCCTGGCGGCTGCCACCGCAGGTGTTCTTCTCTGTTTTGTGGAGAAACTAATCGGCCTTGCAGGGTCGATATGATGAGGAGCAGCAAAATGGCTAGCGAACGCAGTACTGATGTGCAGGCATTTATCGGGGAGCTGGACGGCGGCGTATTTGAAACCAAAATCGGCGCAGTTCTCAGTGAAGTCGCTTCCGGTGTGATGAACACGAAAACCAAAGGTAAGGTCTCACTCAACCTGGAAATCGAACCATTTGATGAGAACCGTGTGAAAATCAAACACAAACTCTCATATGTTCGCCCGACTAACCGCGGGAAAATTTCCGAAGAAGACACCACCGAAACGCCGATGTATGTCAATCGCGGTGGTCGCCTGACTATTCTGCAGGAAGACCAGGGACAGTTACTGACTCTTGCCGGTGAACCTGACGGAAAACTCCGCGCAGCAGGTCGTTAATATCGTTTTTAATTAACTGATTATTTATCTCATCACTGAATATCTTTATATAGTGAGGACTTATTATGTCTCAGAACTTAGACGCAACCGCAATTAATCAAATCCATGCCCTTATTTCTGCTCAGGGTGTTAATGAAATTATCAGTAAGATTGGTGCCGATGCTGTGGCATTGCCTGAGAATTTCCGCATTCATGATCTGGAAAAATTTAATTTAAATCGCTTCCGTTTCCGTGGTGCGCTTTCCACTGCCAGCATCGATGACTTTACCCGTTATTCTAAAGATCTTGCAGATGAAGGCACCCGCTGCTTTATCGATGCTGATAATATGCGTGCCGTCAGTGTGCTTAACCTGGGTACTATTGATGAACCAGGTCACGCAGATAACACCGCCACTCTCAAACTGAAAAAGACAGCACCGTTCTCTGCTCTGTTGTCTGTTAACGGCGAGCGTAACTCCCAGAAGTCACTGGCAGAATGGATTGAAGACTGGGCCGACTACCTTGTGGGCTTTGATGCTAATGGTGACGCCATTCAGGCAACAAAAGCGGCTGCGGCAGTCCGTAAAATCACAATTGAAGCGAACCAGACTGCTGATTTTGAAGACAATGACTTCAGCGGCAAACGCTCCCTGATGGAGTCTGTCGAAGCGAAGACCAAAGACATTATGCCAGTGGCATTTGAATTTAAATGCGTTCCGTTTGAAGGCCTGAAAGAACGTCCATTTAAATTACGACTCAGCATTATCACTGGTGATCGCCCTGTACTGGTTCTGCGCATTATTCAGCTGGAAGCAGTGCAGGAAGAAATGGCTAACGAATTTCGTGATCTGCTTGTTGAGAAATTCAAAGACAGCAAAGTAGAAACCTTTATTGGTACTTTCACCGCCTGATTTCATTACTGCAAATGCCCCTGCGGGGGCATTTATGGAAACGTAATTAACTCAATAATCACCGGATGGTGAGGGCTTCCTTTTACCAGAATTCAGCGCGGTGCAGTGCATATACGTGGAGAACAAAATGTCATTTATTAAAACTTTTTCCGGGAAGCATTTTTATTATGACAAGATAAATAAAGACGACATCGTTATTAACGATATCGCGGTTTCCCTTTCAAATATCTGTCGCTTTGCAGGACATCTTTCACACTTCTACAGCGTCGCCCAACATGCGGTGCTTTGCAGCCAGCTGGTACCGCAGGAATTTGCTTTTGAAGCGTTAATGCATGATGCAACAGAAGCGTATTGCCAGGACATTCCCGCACCACTGAAACGCCTTCTTCCTGACTATAAACGGATGGAAGAAAAAATAGACGCCGTAATCCGTGAGAAATACGGGTTACCCCCGGTTATGAGCACACCTGTGAAATATGCCGATCTCATCATGCTGGCGACCGAACGCCGCGATCTCGGGCTTGATGATGGCTCTTTCTGGCCTGTACTGGAAGGTATCCCGGCAACAGAGATGTTCAAAGTGATTCCACTGGCACCGGGTCATGCCTACGGGATGTTTATGGAACGTTTTAACGAGTTATCGGAGTTACGCAAATGCGCATGAATGTTTTCGAAATGGAAGGGTTTCTTCGCGGGAAATGTGTACCGCGAGATCTGAAAGTGAACGAAACAAATGCTGAGTATCTGGTGCGTAAATTCGATGCGCTTGAAGCTAAATGTGCGGCACTGGAAAACAAAATAATACCAGTGTCAGTTGAACTGCCACCATCAAATGAAAGTGTTCTGTTATTTGATGCTAACGGAGAAGGCTGGCTAATTGGCTGGCGTTCTCTCTGGTACACCTGGGGACAAAAAGAAACCGGAGAATGGCAGTGGACATTTCAGGTCGGGGACCTTGAAAACGTCAATATCACTCACTGGGCAGTAATGCCGAAAGCACCGGAGGCTGGGGCATAATGACCACTTTCACCGATAAGGAACTGATTAAAGAAATCAAAGAACGAATCGGCAGCTTAGACGTGCGAGACAATGTTGAGCGCCGTGCTTATGAAATTGCTCTGGCATCACTGGAAGCAGAGCCGGTGGCGTGGCTTCATTCAGACAATGGCTTAGGTATTCCGGCAATAACCAGGAGCAAAAACATTGCTGACAGTTGGTTATCAAAGGGCTGGTATGTTCAGCCGCTATATATGGCTCAGCCTGTGTCGGTGGTGCCGGATGCTCTTCCGTCTTTAAATAATGGCATAGTCGGCTTTGATGAAGGCTGGAACGCCTGCCGCGCCGTCATGCTTCATGGTGCCGAACCTGTAAGCCAGACTTACAAGTTGAACAAGCTGTCGGGCAACCCTCCGGTAACTCCGGATGGTTGGATAAGCTGTAGTGAGCGAATGCCAGAGGACGGTCAGCACGTAATTATTTTATGTGATGGCGCATTCGTTCTTTATGCGCAATATCGAGACGGTGAGTTTTTTGATGTTGTCCGCAGTGGTGAGGAGTTCTTCGAAACGCAGAGCCGCAATGTAACCCACTGGATACCGCTACCGGAGCCGCCGCAGGAGGTAAATTAATGAACAACTTAATGACAACAAAACAAGTCGCCGAATTCTGTGGCGTTTCAATATCGACGGTGCTTCGCTGGAATAGCGTAAACCGGAGAACTGGCAAGAAATACAGACCAGACTTTCCAGATCCTGATATTAAATCCTGCCCAAATAAATGGGCATCACAAAAGATTTACAGGTTTGCAGGAGTCATTGAGTAATATGCCTTAGATCAGATGTAAGCTGACACACCACTATGGCACAGAGTCAAACCTAATCTAACTACCTGCTCTGTGCCAAAAGAAGATACTACTAACATAATTATAAAATAATCAACGGGAAATAGCTCATCTGTACTACTCCACAAGCGGGATAAGTTTTTTACCTGTGTCTTCAAAGAATGAAAACGAAGACCAGCGGTAAGTATATAAAAAAGCCACCTTGCCTGCATGTTCTTCGATAGCTTTTTTTAAATATGACTTGCGTTTACTGACTTTTGGAAATTTATCCGAAAAGATAACTATTGCTCTTGATGATAGTCCACCACCATTTCGCATAAAGAGAGTAAACTCACTCAATCTAAGCATGTTGAAATTTGCACAATTCGCTACATCATTATCAAACTTAGCAACTATACTTTTTATTTTGTCATACAGACTGACCATATCCCTAAAAATATTTTCATCTGCCAACTGAATATTTCTTTCATTCAACTCTGTTATATACTTATTATCATCCACTATTCCAATAGGGTATCGAGCATTTAAAACTATATCTCGAGACGCAACCTTCAATAACTTCAGCTCGTCAACGGTTAATGGCAAACCTAAATCAACAGCCATACAATCAAGTTTATGCCCATAATTACAAAACTCATTTTCAATAGCTTTTTTTCTCGCACCGAGATTCATTAGAAGAATCGCTGACTTTAACAACATTTCAAAAGCATACCCCAACATAAGTCTGCTAGTTTTATCAGTTGCCGATGCGATATCGATGTATTCATGAACAACAGGAGATTTCTTACTTGCTGTCCGAAGCAATTTTTTGTTTCGCTCACCTTCACTTCTCAACAGCTTCGCAGATAAATACAGTTGTTTAGACTCTGTTAACCAAGCCTTTCGATCAAATATACCTTTCCCATTTTTCTGCGTGATTATCTCGCTCTGCATCAATAACTCCTATGTTATTAGAATCAAACCTGCCACTAATCAATTGCAAATCTCGTCGCTGTTATTTTGACCAGACATTACATTGCTCCATTTGTAAAATACCACTTAACTAACTTGAATGAGAAATTGTAAGTATTCCGACAAAACAGACTATCAGTTGGGGTTTAAGCTAGCACAAGTAACGATCGATTCAACCCTATCCCACCACGCCTGGTAGGCTTTACGCTGTTCTTCTAGATAATCGCTCTTGTCATAAACCTGCCAAACCCCTGGCAGTTTATGGCCGAGCATTATTTCTGCAATATGAGGAGCAGTAAGATCAGAAAAATTTGTTCGTGCTGTTCGCCTCAAATCATGAAGAGACCAATGAGGGAATTGATACCCCAAACGCCGCCATGCGTACTGCATTAAATTGTAAGGCAGCGACTGCAATGATGTTCGACCAACGGGTTCCCTGCTTCCTTCCTTAGTAAAAAGCATATCGGAACCATTGTTCATAGAGATAGCGTTCTTTATAAGCTCTTCCACCGGTTCAATAATGGGCCGCTTTAGCGGTTCGCCCGTTATCTCCCCAGTCTTATGTCGTTCAGGTGGTACAATCCATACCTTATTAATGAAATCAAAATCGTCCACCCTAGCAGTAATTAGCTCTGAACTACGACAGCCAAAATGCAGCAATAGCTTAATGAAGGCCCGGTATTTAGGAACCATTCGAGAACCATCGATCGCAGCATAAAGGATTTTAATTTCATCATGTGTCAGAAACCGTTTCTTCTGACCTTTACGGATATCCATATCTTTACCCGTGATATCCGACAGCGGGCGAGTTTCAATGAGCTTTCTCTTATACGCCCAGACATGGGCCTGCTTTGCGTTAATTAGCAATCGGTCTGCTATTGCTGGAGTCTTAGTGCTAAGAGGCTCCAGGACTTCTAACCAATCATGCAATGTAGCTGCATCGTGAGGGATATTCCCGATTTTAGAAAACAGGTGCAGCTCAAACGAGCGGAGTATCTGTTCAGAACCTTTTTTATTTTTTACACAATATGCTTCATACCAGGCACGGATCACAGACTCTACCGTCATGGCCTCAGTAGCTTTTCGTTTTTCAGCTTGCTTGACCAATCGTGGATTACGGTTTGACTCAAGTTCACCACGGAGACGGATAACTTCTTCTCTGGCCTCTTTTAATCCAGTTGCCGGATAAGTTCCGATATCAAGACGCTCACCTTTCCCTGCCCATTGATAACGATATTGGAACACTACGCGACCTTTCGGTGATACTCTGACAGACAGACCATCACGATCGGATTTAACCAAAACCTTATCACGTTCCTTTCCAACGACTGAACGCAACCACGCATCAGACAGCGCCAT